TCACGCCTTCCCGATATCGCTCTTGATCCCCTTCCGCAGGAAAACGATCGCGATCGCCTCGAGGATCAACTGTCCGGCCGAATGGCCTTCCAGTGAGGGAATGTCGACGCCCAGCACCTGGGCCAGCCCGGCGAGAACCATCGCCGCGGCCACGATGTAGGTCTTGTAGCCTGCAAGGATATTCATGATGTCACTCCAGAAGTCGGTTGAGGTTTCTGTCGTCGGCGGTCCGCCAGCCAGGGCGAAGGCCGCCGTGCGGATGTCCTCGACGCGTTTGCGCCAGCCGCGTCCGAAGACGGCGAAAGTGGCCAGTTGCGTGAGGAACGAGAGACGCTGGTTGCAGAGCGCGTCGATGAGCCCGGCAATGCCGGCCGCCGCGACGCGGTCGCGGATCGCCGCCAGCGTCAGCGGCCCCACCTGCCCGTCCGGTACGACATTCACCAGCTTTTGCAGGCTCTTGATCGCCCGATCGGGTCCGGAATTGACCGCATAGTCGAAGAGGGCGAGGTCGAGCCCCGCCGGCAGGGCGCCGGCCTTGCTGCGATCCCAATAGGAAGCGCGGTAGATGTTCGCGGCCTCATCGATCTTGAGGCCCTGGACCGCGCTCTTGGGCAATTGCCACCAGGGCGAGACCTGTCGCCAGCGCGCCAGGGTCTTGTGGGTAATGCCCATATTGGTCGCGCCGCCCGGATCGGCCGGGTGGTCGACATAGCCGCCCTCATGGGCCAGGACGACCTTGAGGCATTCGGCGAAGCGTTGGTTTTCGTCAGGCATGGAAAACTCCCTGGGCGGGATGCCCCGCTCCAAATCCGGCGCTCATCTGCGCGACCGTGAAGGTGAAGCTCGCCGGCAGGCTGCCGAAATCGAGCAATTGCAGCGCTGCCGGGTAAGCGGCCGAGGCCGCACCAACGTCGATGCTGCGCACCGGCGAAGCGCCGTTGAAGACCGTCACCAGATAGGCCTCCGGCACATATTCGAGCGCCGGCACGCCTGCCCCGGTGCCGTTGGGGTCAGCGCGGCTGCGCCGGTTCCAGGTGAAGGTGACATCCCCGAGCGGCAGCGTGCGCGTCGCGACCAGGTTCGTCGGCGCCAGCGGCAGCACCGGGCCGAGACCGATCTCCACCGCAAGCGCCTGCCCGGTCACGTCCGACCGACCGGCAAAGGCGCGCAGGCTCATCGTCGTATCGAGCCAGGCGCCATCGACCGGCACGGAAACCGCTCGACTATCCGGCACGAATACCCTGCGCCCCACCGCCGCCGCCCCGCTCGCCGACCCATCCATGCCGCGCAGCAGATGGCTCAGTTCGTAGAGCCCTGGCGCCAGCAGTTCCGCTTCGGCAAAGCCGAGCACCTCCCATTCGCCGTCATCGCCCAGCACCGCCAGCCGATTGCTCCCCGCCAGCACCGCGGCTTCGCTCGCCGACGAGAAATGCCCCGAATAGGCACGTAGCCGCACGGTGCTGGTATCGTCCCATTCGCCGAAACTGCCCGCAGGCAGTGCCGCGGTCAGTTCACCCAGCGCGGCCGGCGCCGTCGCGCGCGCCAGCACGGTCCCTGTCACCTCCTCGTCGAAGGCCACCTCGCCCGGCCAGGGCTTGGCGGATGCCGCCAGCAGCAGGCGCGAGCGCAGCGGGCTTTCCGGCAAAGGCGGCAAATGCGCCGCCACGACCACCGGCATGGCCCTGACGCCTGTCAGCGCCATTGGCGCCTGCGGCCTGTCCGAGGTAATCGCAGCAATCATCGATGGCGGCAGCGCCCGCGCGCTGACCTTGCGGGCCAGACCGTCACGGATTTCCGTCACCTCGAACGGCCCCTCTGACACGCCATCGAGGCTGAGCACGTCGCCTACCTCCACTGCCGCCATGGACGGCGGCAGCGCGAACTCGATGATTTCCGACACCGCCCTGTCCAGCAGGATGCGTTCGGCCGAATGCCGCGCACCGGCGAGATCGAGCACCAGGTTCGACCCCTCGCCCGCCGTCGCACCACCGCCGAGCCGCATCGCCGTGACCGTGCCCGTAAGTTATGCCCGTTCGCGATCGAGATAGGTCAACGCCACGCGTCCCAGTGCCTCGCCCGGATCAGGGCGTCGCCGAGAAACGATCGGCCCCTCGCCCGCCACCAGTTCGCCCGCCGGCACCGCCTCGCGCTCCAGCGCCCGGCGGAATTCGAGCCCACCCTGCCCGTCGCGCACCGAAAGGCCGGAAACCGCCAGCACTTCCTCCAGCGCATCGCGCGCCGAGCCGATGCCGTCGAGTTTGAGCCCGTGGATCAGCGGCTGGACGGCCTCGACATGCGACAGCGCCACGCCATGATCGCGCGCCACGGCCGCGATCAGCTCGTCCCCCGCCATGGCGCCCACGCGCCCGGTCAGCCAGTGCCCGGTCGGATGGTTGGCGCCATCGCTCCAGCTTCCGGTGTCGGCGGGAAAGGCCGGATAGGGCCGCGCATCCCAGGTCCAGAGGTAGATACGCTCCACCATCGGGCCGCCATAAAGACTTGAGGCGGGGTTTGCCGCCCCGCCCCAATAGTCCAGTTGCGCCCGCAGGAACTGCCTTTGCATCAGCGGGTCGGACAGCCCGCTCGAAAAATACGGCTGCCCGCTTTCCGAGCTCTTCGGATCGCCGAAGACATTGGGCTGGTTCGCGCCCTTGTCGACCGCCCCGCAGCCGAGCTCCGTGAACCACAGCGGCTTGGAGCGCGGCACCCAGGCCGTAGCGGACGATGCCCTCACGCCACCCGGGCGATCATGATGGGCGTTGCTCCACCAACCTTCGATATCCTTGAACCGCCAGATCCAGGGCTCGCCGTGGACGCCATCGCCGATCGGCGAACGCGTCTGCGCCACTCGCTCGGCATCCGAGCCGTAGTACCAGTCATAGCCCTCGCCGCCCGCGATGCCGCCCTGCAGATAGCCCCGATCGTAGACACTGCGACCCTCCGCGGCATCGAGATGGTCGTCGCCATCCCGCCAGTCGGTGAGCGGCATGTAATTGTCGATGCCCACGGCATCGATATTCGGGCTCGCCCAGAGCGGATCGAGATGGAAGAACTTCTCCCCATCCGGCTGGTATCCGGAAAATTCCGACCAGTCCGCCGCGTAGGTGAGCCGTGTCCCGCTCCCCACGATGCCGCGCACCTCCGCTGCCAGCGCGACCAGCGCCGAGACGAAGGGAAAGCTGTTGCCGGCGCCGCGCAGCGTCGTCATTCCGCGCATTTCCGAGCCGATGATGAAGGCATCGACCCCACCGGCCGCCACCGCCAGGTTCGCGTAATGCCGCACCATCCGGCGATAACGCCAGTCGGCGCCCGTCCCCACGAATGCACCGACCTGCGCCAGAACGGCCCCGGTCTTGTCCGGCGTACCGGTTCCGCCCGGCGCCGGGTTGCAGGTGATCCGACCGCGCCAGGGATAAGCCGGCTGGTGGCCGCCCCAATAGGGGTCGGTCAGCGTATTGCCTTCCGGCACGTCCATCATCACCAGCGGATAGAGCGTCACCTTGAGCCCGCGCGCCTTGAGGTCGGCGATGGCCGCACGCACCGCCGCATCGGAAGGCGTGCCGCCATAGGCCGGCCCGCCGTTGTGTGTAGAAACCACCTTGGCGCCGGCGCGCGTCAGCCCGGCCACCGACCATTCCGTGCCCTCGACCACGCGCGCCGAGCCCTCGACCCGCGGTTCGATGAGGCAGTCCGCGCAGCGCAGGTCGCTGCCGAACCAGCTCACCACCAGCGAGACATGTTCGAGATTGGGGCAGATCGCCGTCAGCTCGTCGATCGAGAGCGTCCAGTCCGATATGCCCGCCATGAGGTGCGTATTCTCGGCCGTCGTCTGCCCCGGTCCTACCACCCGCACGCGCGGCACGGGGTCGTAGCCGAACTCGGTCGCTCCCGGAATGACGGTCACCGCCTTGATCGCCGGCTCCAGCTCGCCCACCACGCGGCAGAGCTCGGCCGAAATCTGCGGGATGCGGTTGCCGAACTGCGATAGCGGCAGGCGTTCGAAGACCAGGTAGCAGAGCCCGCGATAGGCTGGCGTATTGCCACTCCCCTGCTTGCCCTCGATGAGGCTGTCGACCGTCTGGCCGCCCGTTCCACGATGGAAGCGGATATTGAGCCCCTGTGTGTCGAGCAGCTTGCCGTCGGCCCAGATGCGACCGAGCCGGTGCACCTCGCCCTCGCAGAGACCCACGGCGAAGTTGGCGAAGATCTCGCTTTCCGAGGTCTGCTGCCCAAAGCCCTTGGCGCCGGAGGTCTCGCGCGTCATCTCCTCGAGCTCGGTCGCCCAGATGATGTTGCCGCTGACCCGGCTCCAGCCATAGAGCCGCGGCACTGCCCCGCCCTCCACCGAACCCTGCAATTGAAAGTCGCTGCCCGTCCGCCGCTGCTGCGGCTTCTCACCGAACAGCGCATTGTCGACCGCCGCCCCCGCCAAGGCCCCCAGCGCGCGCCCGATCGTCGCCCCGATCGGCCCGCCCACGAACCCGCCGACGAACTGCCCGGCAACCGAGAGTGCTAAAGTGGCCATGACGGCTCCCTGAAATAAGCTGAAACTGGTGGTACGCGGCACAAGCGGAGACCCGCCGGCTCCATCGCGCCCCATCGCCTCCCTCCCCCTTGTGGGGAGGGATTGAGGGTGGGGGTGAGCCCAAAAAACCGGCCTCCCTCAAGGAAACGCAAACACCCCAGCCACCCTGCGCGCCCAGCCCTCGAGGCTGGCCTCGACCACCCCCAGGCCCTCCTGCGCATGCACGAACCGGTCCTCGCCCACCAGAATCCCGCAATGCTTGGGCGCCGCTGCGCCATTGAGCCGGAACAGCACGACGCGCCCCGCCTCCATCGCCTCGGCCCGCACCAGCAGCGTCTCCGCTGCCTCCAGCAACGCGCCTGCAAACGCCACGTCCCGCATGTCCGCACGATAAGGCGGCATGGTCACCGGCTCGTCGCCATAGACCGTGCGCCAGACGCCGCGCACCAGTCCCAGGCAGTCGCAGCCCGCACCCAGCGTCGAGGCTTGGTGTCGATACGGCGTGCCGATCCATGCCCGCGCCGCCGCCACGATCCGTTCCGCATCGTTCCTCATTTGACCAGCGCCTGTCCTTCCAGCACGTCGCCCGATTTGGGGTAGCGCATGACGAAGTCATTGCCCGGAATGTGCGGAAAGCCGCGGAAGTTCACGGCATTGGCGAACTTGCTCTTGCAGCTCGAAAACCGTCGGTCGCAGCCCGCATAGGCAACCAGTGCATTGCCGATCTCGACCCAATCGCCCACCGGCGCGTCGAAGGCGAGGATATCGGCCCCGCCCACCCGCGCATGGCTCACCACGCGATCCTGTTTGCCCGTGCGCGGACCGCTCTGCCAGGTCACGCGCCCGAACGAAAACCAGCCTTCGGCGAGTTCATCGAGCCCGGTGACTTCCAGCCGAAAGCGATCGCGCACCGCCGCCACGCCCGCATCAGCCTTGAATGCCGGCGCCTCGACAGAGACACCGCACCGTTCGTCGCCCAGCTCCGCATCGCAGAGCGCCTGGTAGATTCGCCCCTTGGGCACGTTGAGCGCCTGCTGCCCCGAGCGCAGTTCGGCGCGAAAGGCGCGGTCCTCGCGCACGATCTCGCCGATTGTGTCACGCCGCAGCAGCGCGCGAACCGAGACATCGCGCCAATTGACGCGCCAGGTCTCGACCAGCGCCCCATCGAAGCGGCCGAGCAGGATGTCGTCCTCGGTAATCGCCTCCGAATGCAGGATACCCACCACCTCGGACGTATCCACCTGTGCGCCGAGCTTGGCCGTGCCCTCCCCGCCATCGAGCCCATGGGCCGGCAGGTAGTCTACGCCATCGAAGGCAAGCGCCACGTCGTGGTCGGTGAAACCGAGCACCACGTCGTCCGTCCGCACGATGCGCCAGCAGGTGGCCAAAGTCGTCTCGCCGCCTGCGATATGGGCTGCAAACGCTGCATCGAACGTTTTCATTCCAGCACCTCGATCAGGGGAATGGTGGGTGCCTCGGCCGCATCGAAGCTCGTCAGCTCGATATCGAGCCGATCGATGTCGAAGCGGACCGGCACATCGAACAGAAAGCCAGCCGTAACGGCCGCACCGGGCGCTGGCGGCGCATCGAGCGTCACCACTCCCGTCATCTCGTCGACCGCGAAGGCGCTCGTTTCGACGCCCGCGACCGCCACGCGCACGGAGCCTGCGACAGGCTTGGTGATCGGCCGGAGATAGGGGTCGAAACTGGCCCCATATGTCTTCACCAGCGCGAACGCGGCCTTCACCCCGTCCCCGGTGCCGATCACCTGGTCGAGCGGATCCGGCGTGGCGCCGCCCGACGAAAAATCCAGTCCATCGCGCCAGAGGAACGAGTGGAACCGCCCGCGTCGCTCCTCGAAGAAGGCCAGCACCGCCTGCATGTCGGCGCGCGACTTCACGCCATAACCGGCATTGTATCGCCGCCGCGAATGCGCCCACCGGCTGTTCCGTTCTTCGGCACCCGAAGCCAGCGTCACGATATCGGTAGCCCGCTCCGGCCCGCCCCGCGCCCCCAGCGCGATATCGAGTGGAAAGCGGATCGGATGAAAAGCCATGGAAGACCCCCGTAAATTCTAGCTTGGCAAGACCGAGTCCCACCGCCTCCCTCCCCCTTGCGGGGAGAGATCAAGGGAGGGGGCGAGCCCAGGACTCAGAGCCAGCCGCACCCCCACCCCTGTCCCCTCCCCGCAAGGGGAGGGAGACCTGCCGGCCCAATCTGTGAACCTGGGCCTACGCCCCCCGGCTCCCCCGCCGCACAGCGCGCAACAGCATCGCTCCCACCTCAGCCTCCGCGCCCACGAAGCTGCGCGCGTCGCTCGCGGTCACGTTGAACGTCACGTTCACCCCGCTCGCCCCGCCGGCGACACCCAGCCGGCCATCCGGTCCGCGCATCAGCGGCATCACCGCTTCCGCGCCCGCTTCACCGGCCACGCCCAGCCCACGCCCCAGCGGAAAGTAGCTCGGCGTCGCGATCACCCCGCCCTTGGCGAAAGGCGTCACGCCCTGCACCACGGGGTTAGTCGCCGCAAACACGTTTTCCACCAGCCCCGAAACCAGGTTGCCCAGCGGCTTCAGCGCCGCACGCAGAGCGATATCGGCGAAGCTGCGGGCGATGTCGCCCAGGAGGCCGTTGAGCGACTTGCCGTCGGTGATCGCGCCCCTGAAGGCGTTGCTCAGCGACCGCGCCACGCCATCGGCCAGCGTGCCGATACGTTCGAGCTCGCCAGAAACCCCGTCCAGTTCGCCGCGAAACCCATCGGGAAACAGCGTGTCAGCCATTGCGTCCTCCATCGGGAAATGCCCGCATCAATTCGTCCAGCCGCGCCCGCGGCGGGGCGGTCCGGCCGCTCGCGGCGCCAAAGGCGGCCGCCAGTTCGCGCGGGGTCAGGCCCCAGAAATCGCGCGAGGAAAGCCGCATCACGCCGAACCCCATCTGCATGGCCGCGGCCCAGGGAAACGGCGTCATTGCTCGGCCTCACCGAACGTCGCCTTGAGCAGGCGCGCCGCCACCTCGGCCGCCCCCTTGAGCCCGCCTTCGATCGCCATGCGCGCCAGGTCGTCGTCGGAAATCGCGTTGCCCGCGCCCCGCAGTCCCGCCCCGATGATCGCCGTCAGGTCGCGTGCCGAAATCCTGCCGCCGGCAAAGCGTTCCGAGAGCCCCACAAGGTCTCCCGCCTGCAGCCGTGCCTCGAGTTCGGCCAGTGCCCCTAGCGTGAGGCACAGCACCCGCGCCTCGCCCCCGATCATCGCCTCGATCTCACCCCTTTGCGGATTGGTCATTGCGTGTCCCCTCAGCTGGCAGCGGTGAAGGTCAGCGCCCCGGCGCTTTCCAGCGCCAGGTCGAAGGTCACTTCGCCCGCGTGGTCGCCCTTGAATTCGAGCGCCGTGATCTGGAACGGCCCGGCCACCACGCCGAAATCGGGCAGGATGAGCTGCCAGTCCCGGATCGTGCCGCCGAAGAACAGCGACCGGATTGCCTCGTCGGAGGCCTGGTCCTTGAAGATTCCGGCGCCCGAGACCGATGCGCGCTTGACGCCGGCCCCGGCCAGCAGCTCGCGCCAGCGGCCGGCGCTTTCGGCGTCGGTGATGTCGATGGCCGCCGCGTTGAAGGCGAGGCTGCGCGTGCGCAATCCCGCCACCGTGAGAAAACTGCCCGATCCCGTGGAATCGAGCTTCAACAGCATGTCCTTGCCGCTCTGGGCTGCCATGATGCGCTCCTAAAGTGTGGGTTCCGTATGAAAGCGCAGCGCCAGGGCCGCCCGCGCCTTGCCCGTATCCTTGTCGATGACCGTCTCGGTGCCTTCGTGCCGGCGATGCGTCACGGTCAGTTCCGCGTCGTCGAGATCAGCCTCGAACGCCACCGCCGCCAGCCGTTCGGCAATCGCAAGCGCACCCTTTCGCGAGGGGTCAGCGTGCCAGACATGCAGGACCAGCCGATGCTCGTTGCCCGGCATCAGGTCTCCATCGCGCGGCCGCATATCGTGCCGCGCCACCACGACGTAACTGCCCGCGCCCCCGAGCGGAGGCGCATCGAAAATCGCATTGGCCCCGATCAGCGCCGTCAAAGCCGCATCCGCGCGAAACGCCGTCACCAGCGCCGCCTGGAGGGAAACGATGGGATGGGTCATGGGGCACCCCCCTCCCAGCCTCCCCCGCAAGGGGGGAGGTGCCTATCGAGGTTGGGACACGGCTCATGCCGGTTCCCGGATCGCAACACCTCCCCCCTTGCGGGGGAGGTTGGGAGGGGGGTGAGCCCCAAGCTCAATTCCGTCCTCATCCCGTCACCGCACTTTCCGCGCACGAGCAGCTCAGATAAGCCCGCCGCCCGTTGAGGTCGCCCGCCGTCACGACCTCCAACCGCCGCCCGCGATAGACCACGCGATCCCCCGGCTTCACGTCCGGGCGAAACCGCATCACCACGCTGTGGCTCACCGTCACGCCGCGCCCATCGGCGCCCACTCCCTGTCGCCCAGAAAGCGGGCGCACCCGCGACCAGACCGTGGCGATCGGCACGAAGAGCGTGGCATGGCCGCCTTCGGGCTCCCCTGTCATCTCCCGCCGCAGGATCTGCACGCGGTCGGTCAGCGTGCCCAATGCCGGAATGTGCTCGCTCATAGCCGCACGCTCCGATAAGGCGCGATCACCCGATCGAAGCCGGATGGCACCACCGCGCCCGAGCCCGCCACGATCACCGCGTCGCGATGCTCGAACCAGTAGCCGACCAGCGCCAGCAGCGCCTGTCGCAGATCCGCCGGCACGTCCGAGGTCTCCTCGCCGAACCCGGCGCGGTAATCGACCTCGATGCCCTGCCGCTCGCGCAACACCGGCATGCCGGCGACGTTGAGCGGCAAGAGCAGCCGGCCGTTCTCCGGCCAGAACTGGGCGACCGGCAC